CCAGACTGGGCCGGCCCTACTAATAAACCAAGTGGAGTTAAACTAGATGCTGGTCCTTTTATTGGAATAATAAAAAACAACGCAGATTCTTCTAGGCTAGGCCGCTTAAAAGTTTATATAATCGGCATTGGAAGCGGCGACGAAAACGATCCTAATAATTGGTATATAGTAAGATATGCCAGTCCTTTTTTTGGAAGCACATTGGGATTACCTGGATCTGATGATGTAGGAAGTTTTGGTGTTTCACAACAAACGTATGGATTCTGGGCTGTCCCTCCTGACATCAATAATCAAGTCTTGGTAACGTTTGTGATGGGAGATCCTACAAGAGGATATTGGTTTGCCTGTATTCCAAATTTACAGACATCACACATGGTACCAGGGCTAGCTAGACCAAACGGAAATGCGTTTGTTGGTAATACTCTGATAAATCAAGACAAAAGCTTTGGAAGTGGAAGAATATCAAGTGGCAGTTATTTGCCAGTTTCGGAATTAGTCACTGAAAAAAGTACCAATGATAATAGCTCAACTTTTTATGATTTGCCTAAAGTTGTACATACATGGCAAGCAAACATTGTTATAGAGCAAGGATTAGATAAAGATCCAGTGCGCGGAACTATAACAAGCAGCAGTCAAAGAGAATCTCCCAGTCAAGTAATTGGATTAAGTAGTCCCGGTCGAACTTCGCCTGACACAACTGATTTTCCTAATCTTGAACAACTATTAAAAGAACAAGCACTTCCAATCAGCACCGTTCAATCTTTTCCTAATAGAAAAGGTGGTCACTCATTTGTCATGGATGACGGTGATCTTTACGGGCAGAGTAGATTATTAAGATTGAGAAGCAGTGCAGGACATCAAATTCTCATGCACGACACTGAAGATTTGATGTATATAAGCAATAGTCGTGGCACAGCATGGATTGAATTGACACCTGACGGAAGCATGAATATATTTTCCAATAGTAATGTCAGTATTAGATCTCAGCAGGATATCAATTTTCATGCAGATAATAATATCAATATACACAGTGGTAACACCATACGAATGTTTGCTGAAAAATATTTTTTAAATCAAACCGAAAGTTATCAGTTAACTGCTTCTAAAAATATCAGCTTAAATGCAGGTAATGTTGGAATCAAAAGCGGAACTAGTTTGTTAATGCAATCAGTCACTGGGGGATGGCAAACTTCTGCCGATTTAGTACTAAAAGGAAGAAAAATATTTTTAAATACCAACGCTCCTGCTGCACCACTTACAAATACGCCATTGGAGTTTTATCAACAGGCCAATGTTGCTTATGATAATTCTGTAAAACTATGGAAAGCATCAACAACTCCGTTTGAAAGTTTAAGCCCTTTTGCACCAACACACGAACCGTGGACTAGACAGACAGGTCAATTGAAAAAGAACAGTGGCAAGACAATTCCGCCAATGGCACAAACTCCGGGAAAAACATAATGGCCAATAGAGGAATCAATGGCGCAGCTAACAATTTGGTAGTCAATCCTGCTAGTAGAGAAACTCTAATCGATGCGTCTTCGCCTCGTGGATTTAGACTAGACAAAATCAAGTCTGATATAGAAACATTAACTAAATTTGAAACTAAATGTTTGTTAATTCAATTGAGTAGTTTGGAAAGTAACATCAATGCTAATTTAATTGGTATTGGTGTTCCGCGTGTGGGAACTTTTAAAGCCAACATAAATGCAAACACGGTAGTTTCTCACGCCAACACGTATTTTAGCAATGTGGCCACAGTAACTATTACCAATTCAGATCATAGCGATATACAATTAGGTATGGTGGCAAACATACAATTACCTAGCACTGGTAACTTTGGTAGTAATACCATGATTATTAAAAAATCTGCTGGCGGGAACATTATAGCAGGAAATTTTGTTCCAGGATTCACTTACACAATTACCAGTTTAGGCACCACAGACTTTACTCTATGCGGATTGGAAGGTAATGTAGCCAATGTGGTTGTTGGTAACATTTTTGTAGCCAATTCCGTTGGCACAGGCACAGGCACTGCGTTTCTTACCAATAATCAAATTATGTTAAGCAGCAATCACACCGCAAGTGGCGATATATCGTTTAATGTGTTTTCACTAAAGTTGGGCAAATATCAAAATTCAGATTATTTAATAACTAGACTGGGTTACAAGAACACAGATGGCACATGGGCTGCTAAGGATGGGGTAGACTCAAACGACATATTTTTATCGGCAACAGAAGTGCAAGACAATATTTTGGGCGATTTTTTACAGGCGCAATATCAAGAACTTGTAAAACAAGGCGCCATTAGAGCTGGTGATAGTAAAGAAATCGTAGCTGGCATGTTGGCATTGGCTTATCAATATCAAGATTTAGGAAATCCGCAACTGAAACAAAATGTTTTTAACTCTGACGGCACTGTAAACTTAGAAAATTACTCCATTGCAACAAGAGCAAATGTTTGGAGAGAAGCTGGCCAGACCGTTGATAGTCAAGGACGTCCAGGGCACATTTATTTTAACGCAGGACGTTATGCTATACGTAATCTAGGGGCCGATGTGCCTGAATAAATACAATTATGGCTATAACTAGATATAAAGGTTTCAGTACCATTGATCAGTACAAAAAATTTCGTTTAACTGATCTTGATTTGATCAAACGTGATTTGCTTAATCATTTTGCTATACGCAAAGGCGAAAAACTAATGAATTCTGAATTTGGTAGTATTATTTGGAATTTGTTATTTGAACCACTAACTGCTGATGTAAAGGCCCTTGTGGTCGATGACATTCAACGTGTTGTAGGGTATGACCCTAGGATCAGAGTAGATAACGTGCTAGTTGATCAGTTAGACACCGGACTTCAAGTTCAAATTGAACTCACGGTCTTACCTGACAACTACAGCGATGTATTAAGTTTGCAATTTGACAGGGAACTTAATACCGTGGCAGCAGCATAAAAGTACCAGTTTTTGTTCTCGATAAATACTAGAACACAGGTATTAATATGGCCATCACTACAAGACAAACCAGTTTATTAGTCCAACAAGATTGGACAAAAATCTATCAGACATTCAGAGAAGCAGATTTTCAAAGTTTTGATTATGAAACTTTGCGTAAATCGATGATTGAGTATCTGCGTACTTATTATCCAGAAGATTTTAACGATTATACCGAAAGTTCAGAATATATTGCACTTATTGATTTAATTGCATTTTTGGGGCAAAGTTTGGCATTTAGAACCGATTTAAATGCCAGAGAGAATTTCATAGACACAGCTGAACGTAGAGACAGTATCTTAAAACTTGCTAGACTGGTCAGCTATAATCCAAAACGTAGCATTCCAGCATCGGGTTTTTTGAAATTTGATAGCGTAAGTACAACCGAAAACATATTTGACAGTACCGGTATTAATCTAAGTGGCATTGTAGTAAATTGGAATGATAGTACCAACGAAAACTGGTTAGAACAATTTACTGCTATTTTAAATGCTTCGTTAGTTTCAACTCAAGCAATTGGAAAACCCGGTGCCACTAAGAATCTTAGTGGAGTCAAAACAGATGAATACACTGTTGACACCATTACCGGTATAACCCCAACCTACCCCTACTCAGCGTCAATCGCTGGGGTAACTTACCCGTTTGAAATTGTAAGTGCAACCAGTAACGAACAAAATTACGTTTATGAATCTACTCCAAGACCAGGCGGCACATTTAACTTTTTGTACAGAAATGACAACCAAGGTAATGCCAGCAACAACACAGGGTATTTTTTCTATTTTAAACAAGGCGAATTAACCAATTTAGATTTTTCTATCACAGAAAGTTTGCCAAATAGAATAGTCAATATTAATTTTGATAATGTTAATAATTCCGATGTCTGGTTATATTCTATAACCGGAGGCGGGTCTATAAGCACACTCTGGACACAAGTTCCTGCGGTAAATGGCATCAATGTAATTTACAATAATACAGAAGAAAGAAATCTTTACAGCGTAGCAACCAGGGCCAATGATCAAATTGACTTGGTATTTGGTGACGGAAGTTTTACAAACATTCCAGTAGGTGATTTTAGAATATATTATAGGACTAGTAATAATTTAACTTATAAAATTACACCAGATGAAATGGCTGGTATAGCAATAAACATCCCCTATGTGGGTAGAACCGGCCGGGCTGAAACACTTACAGTAAGAGCCAGTTTACAGTACACAGTAAATAACGCTATTTCAAGAGAAAGTCTTGACGACATTAGAACCAAAGCACCGCAACAATATTATACACAAAATCGTATGGTAACCGGTGAGGATTATAATGTTCTGCCTTTTACAAGTTTTAATAATATTTTAAAACTCAAAGCAGTCAATCGTACCAGTTCTGGCATCAGCAGATATTTGGATGTAATTGACGCTACGGGAAAATATTCAAGTACAAATATATTTGCAGAAGACGGCATTATTTACAAAGAAGATTATGAAGAAACAGAAATTTTTCAATTTACTAGTAGTACAGAAGTAAACGCCATTGTGCGTAACACTTTAAAACCGTTGATTTCAAGTATCACCACTAGACATTTATATTACGAAACTGCAACACGCAACAGTCCCCAAGGTCCTACTATAAGTGCAACCAGTATGGTTGCCGGTACAGTATATAAAATTATTACTGTAGATTCTACTAACTTTACAAATTTTGGAGCACCATCAAATACTGTTGGAACTATTTTTACTGCAACTGCCCAAGGCACAGGTAGCGGAACAGTGGCCACTGTGGCCACCTGGACACAATTATCAAGTTCAAGTGGACGCAGTACAGGAACTTTTAA